GTCGTAGTTTGCAAACTGCAAAGAAAACTGCACGTTGTAAATCCCAGAATTTCGAACATTTACCCTGTTGCTATCTGACAAGTAAACGCCGTTACTAAACTCTGTTGTGTCCCAATTAACCACTGCAGTCGCACCAACACTTGGAGCGGACTGGTCATTGTTGTTTGTAAACTGCCCGTAAGGCGCGGAATCAGCAAACGCCGCGCTTGAAAACGGAATGAGAATGATTTTCGTATCCGGCGAGATACGCTCATCGTACATGGTTGTAGTTGAGGCATTGCCAGTAGCAAGAGTCACCGTTCCGGTATTGTTCGTCTTGCCGTTCATTATGTTGTTGACTACCTCGGATATAGCCCGTGGATCGCCACCAAACGGAGGAAGCAAGCGAAACTGCATTATCTGAACCCTGCTTGTTGAATCTCAACTTCAACGCCAATTGCAGCCGACCAGTTGTCTCCTGTTGGAGTAGTTCTAATCCTGTGGAATTTACCAAGACTACGAACACCAACTCGATTCTCAGAGTCTGCCGCCACAACATTTGGGAAAGCAACTTCTTGGTTTAACAGATCCCTACTGTCTACCGAGCAACTACCAGACCCGTTATCAACGATTGGCTTGATTAGCGTAACCATTGACTTGTTTGGCCCAGTTTCAATATCTGCTGTGTCAATTACTCCGGTTTTAGCGGGGCCAGTAAACGTAATGACTTTTGATCCAGATACGCCAGCAAATAGTAATTTGCCACCTAACCATTGACGGCTGTCAAGAGGAATCTGTAGAGCATCAAGACTTGCGCTAAACGAATCTAATGCTTCAAGCGTTGTTGTCGGGGTAGATGCTGACGAAATCCGAGAAACTCCTGTATCAACATAAGACCATCGTTTAGTTGAAACGTGGTAAACCAAAAGCCTGTATGTTGTGTCAACTGAGTTATAGCCCCATATTATTAAACCTTTGCTTGGGTCTATGGCTGCTGACATCTTGTCAAACTCGCCTGGTTGCGCTGTGTTAAAGAAGTATCTGTTGACCTTTTCAGCGCCAATGTCAATTACCTGTTGGCCATTACAAGCGTAAAATCCATCGTCAGACAGGAAGTATGTGATGCCTTGCCATTCAATTACAGAGTTTGGCTCAAAGCACCCAAGGTTTCGCGTAATGTTGTCAAACTGAAATATGAGCGGGGTTCCTACATACGACATCCGGTAAATTGAACGCTCAAGCAGTACAAGTCCAAATTCACCACCAGTAATTCCTTGAACTACGCCGCCATCAGGAATGTCCTGATAGTCAGACTGGCTTGTGCTAGTCGTTGTCCATACAGTCTCGTCATTGATTCCAGACCATTGGACGCGAGCAGTTTGACCGTTAATGTTTGCGCCAACCACAAAGTCGCGCACAACGGTTACAAACTTTGCCTTTGGAGCATCTGTTGAAAGGTTTTCAAAGTTTCCGCTGGTTGTTAGGTCATAACGCTGCAACGTATTTGAGTCGCCAGCCGCGATGATTGAGTTTCCAAACTGCGTAAATCTCCAGCGCGAAACTGTGGAATAAGTGGTTGCAGAAACATCATCTAATGAGTAATCAGCCGAATCCAACAGAAACAGTTTTGTACTGCCACCAGCAATGACTTTTGTTGATCCATCTACTGCGCGACCAGCAACCACATTGTTTAGAGCCTCAGAGGCGTCATCAGAATAGTTTTCTTCTTGCGGAAACGGGCCATAACCAGTAGCGCGAGGATAGACATTTTTAGCGTTAGTTAAAGCGCCAACAACCCCAGGCTGATCTGGCAACCACTCGCTAAATGTGACCTTTGTTATCGCCATGTGTTATTCCCTACGGACTTCACAGTCCATGTATTAGATTGGTCTGCGACCACAGTCCAAGAATCGCTTTGCGTTCCGTCTTCTGACCACTCCTGTCCATATCGGTACAAGGATGCGTTTACGGTTGATGTTGCGCTTATTTGCGCGTCTGTAGACAGAGAAAGTCCAGCCAGCACATAAACATCGCCGGACGCAGAAATAGCACCGACAACAGATGCGGTTGTTTCTGGCTTTGCAAATACCTCTCCAGAGGCCGTAATAAAGCCTACAACCGTCCGCTGACGGTCTGCCGATGCCGACATATCACCAGACGCTGAAATGTCTGTTTGCGCCTCTATGACAAACGCTAGATTCTGAACATTTAAGTTTCCAGCGGCAGAAATTGCACCAGAAGCGTTTAGCGTTCTTTCTATCTCTGCGACAAAGGTAGAATTTGCCGATATATGTGCATCTGCGGAAATTACAAATGCCGTAGTTGCGGACAGATTCCCTTCTGCAAATATCGCAGCCGCTATGTCAGAAACCCTGCCAATGGATACAAATACAGATCCACTAGCCGTGATGCTTGCAGAGGCGTTAAGTTCTCTTGCAACAGAAGCAAACATATCGCCTGACGATACTATCGCTCCAGATCCGTCTGCCGTGTAGTTTGCCTGTGCGGTTACTAATCCTGCTGACTGCACAGCACCTGCACCGTCTAAGATGCAGGTGTTAGCCGACTCCCAAATAGGCGAGTCTAGGCTGAACGCGAGATCGTCTATGCTAGAACTGAACTGGTCTAAATCCTCTAGCGTAAACGGGCCGCAAATATCAGCCATTAGTCAAGCGATACAGTCAGGTTGTTGGTGGAGACCTTCAGAATGTCGCCCTCGTCAATCGTCTTAGAAGTTGTAAGCGAGGTGTACATTAGAAGGTTTCCGGAAGTCAGCGCGTCAAAAATCCCCAGAGCAGAGATCGTCCCCCAAGAAGCAGTAGCCTGTGGGAAGTTCACGTCTGCGCTAGAAGTCACAATGCCATCAGAGGCTGTCGTGACGGACAAGACTTGACGAGCATATGAGCCACCGCTTACCTCTGTGCCAGGATCTGTATCCGTTGGCGCAGCAGTAAACAGGCCAACAAATGTTGTTGTTGGAGATGTGTAGGAAACATTGCGGAGGACATGATCAAGCAATTTGTCTTCCAGATAATTTGTAAATTCAGCCATTTTTACCTCGTAGTTACGGTCATGGTTAAGGGAACACCTGCATACTCAGACTCTTTGTTAGAGTCGTTTAGACGCTCAATGGCGTTTTGGTAGAACTGCGCCCATACTGCAATCCGAGCGTCGTTCATAAGATACGGCTCTGCCTCTCCAAGTGCAGCGTATAGCAGCGCATCAGGGCAATTAGCCATAAACGCATTGCTAGGCGTTGAGTTGCTAAGACTTGGTTGCTTCGCGTAGTAAATCATCTGAATCTGATAGTCCGTATCAGGAATCGGCGCAAACTCAAACTCAGCACCACGAACCGTATAAAACACAGGACGACCAGAATCGGTAGCGCGAGCATCTCTGGTAAACGCAGCGGGGGCCATATAAGACACGGAAATTCTTGGAGTTGCCTCTACAAAAATATCTCGCATCTCCAGAAAGTCACTCGGCAACCCAACGGTAGGATCACCTGCCGTCATGGTCGCCGTAGCGGTCTTGAGCATCTGCCGAATCCGAAGGTCGCGGTTTAGGCGAATCTCGGCCAGCGTAATAAAGTCAGGAATCTGGCTGGTCAGGTCTGAGCGCCCTAGATAGTTCGCTATCGACGTTTTCAGGTCGCTGTAGTTGGTTAGTGCCATTTTCTTCTTCCAGAACTATGTCGTGCCAGCCGAATGTGTAGGTTCCGACATGGCCGATCTCGTTAGATAAATCGTGGTCAACCCACGTCTCAAATCCGGCATCGTTCGCCTTTACACAAAAATACACATCCTCGCCTAGCAGTTTGTCGCCAGGAAGCATCTCAAACCAAAACCACGGTTGCGGGGTCTGCTCAAACACTTTGCGCTTGACCATCATCACGCCACAGCCAATCGAAGTTACACGCTCAAGTCCGCGCTTGCCCTTGGAAGATACCTGCTCCCAAGAGTTTGTCTTTTCTTCAAAGTCAATCTTTAAGTTCTTGGCGGTTGCCTTAATTGGCACAGACCGCGTAGTAGCGTTTACGCCTACTATGTCCTTATCGGCACGAATCAGGCGCTCAATCGTGTTCTTTGGAAAGCGCATATCTGCGTCAATCCACAAAATGTAATCAGCGCCGTCCTTCAGCGCCTCTCTTGCCAACTTCTCTCGCTGGTCAAAGATCAGCGTTCCGTTCACCGTGTAAACTGCCTGATGCCCTTTTCGGTATCGGCTGTCATAGCCACACAAAGTGGCAAGGTCAAACGCAGTTCCAATCTCCATCTCACCCCGTGACGGGATGCAGATAGCCACGGTTTTACCTGTTGGCTTTTTCGCCATCGTTTCCTCCTACACCCGCCCTGGGCGTGTCCTAAAAAACCTGTTCTCCGGATCGTTTAGCCAAGCCTTCAGAGCCGTCTGGTCGACGATATGCAGCCCTCGCATAATGCCCTTTTGGTTCAGCAGTTGGATGACAGCGAAGGGGATGGAGGCAACCTTTGTAAGTTCCTTCCACTTGGCCTTCTCGTCTATCTGTGCGTATTCTGCTTTGTTCTTTTCTATGAACGGTGTGATGTCGGTCTCGGACTGAATTACAAGTCCACCTTCACCGTCTGCGTAGTACGTTTTGACCGTACCGTTTACGACTTCTGTTCCGAGTTTCACGGTATTCCCTTATGGAATCTGGGACGGAATTACCCGCCCCAGAATTTACCACAATTTAACGCAATCTACAATCAGGTTGCGCTCAGATCGAAGATACCGCCATGAGC